ACTCTTCATGGCCAAGTACTTCAAATTGGAGGCTTAAAAGAGAAACTTTTAGCTGCATTGAGAGGCGGAGTGAAAACCGTAATCATTCCTGAGGAAAATAAGAAAGATCTTACTGAAATGATTGAAATTAAAATTGAACTTGAAGAACTAAGAAGAAACAGAAGTGATTTTATCTATTAAATCATATAAAACACCTCTAAGATATCCTGGTGGTAAGTCTCGTGCTTGCAAAAAGATGGATCCATTTTTTCCAGACCTGAGAGATTATGATGCATACTATGAACCATTTTTAGGTGGTGGTAGTGTGGCATTGCATATTACAAAGAAATATCCAAAGCTAAAAATTATTGTTAATGACTTGTATGAACCATTATATAATTTTTGGTTACGTTTACAAGTTGATGGAGACTATGTTCATAGTCAATTGCAACAATTAAAATCAAGATATCCTGATCGTGGTTCAGCAAGAGGATTGTTTGAGGATGCAAAAGAAAAATTATATGACTTAGAAATATCAGACAAAGACCGTGCAGTTTGTTTTTATATTATTAACAAATGTTCTTTTAGTGGTCTTACTGAATCATCATCATTTTCAGAACAAGCGAGCGATGCAAACTTCTCAATGAGAGGGATTGATAAGTTACCAGTTTATAGTAAGTTAATTAGAAATTGGTATATCACGAATGTAGATTATAAACATTTGTTAGGAGATGGAGAAAAAACATTTGTATATCTTGATCCACCTTATGATATCAAGGATAATTTGTATGGAAAGAAGGGTTCTATGCATAAAAAGTTTGACCATGATGACTTTGCAAAAAATTGTGAAATATATAATTCAGAGATGCTTATAAGTTACAATTCAGATCAATTAGTTAAAGATAGATTTAAAGATTGGAATTGTGCTGAATTTGATTTAACATATACAATGCGTTCAGTCGGAGAGTATATGAGAAATCAAAAAACAAGAAAAGAATTACTTCTCTTCAATTATAATATAGGAGTATTTTAATGGACGAAAGACCATCAGACATGTATCAGGACATGAAGAAACTTAATATGCTCTACGAAGAGATGTGTTGGGATAACGATGATATCATAGAATTTTATCCTGACTATGATAGTAATACAATTATCATTCGTAATAAAACTATGGATGAGGAAATGATTAGTGGATAGTATGTCAGAATTTATTCAACGTCATATCGGACCATCAGATTCAGAACAACGCAAAATGCTTGCTGATCTTGGTCTATCAACTATAGATGAATTAGTCAGAGAGATTGTGCCAGATTCAATCTTACTTCGTGGTGATAGTAAATTACCAGAGGGTTGTAGTGAACAACAGGCACTTACAGAATTAAAAGATATTGCAAGTCATAATGTTGTCAAAAGAAGTTTGATAGGTCAAGGATATTATGGGACGATTACACCACCAGTAATACAAAGAAATGTATTTGAGAATCCTGCTTGGTATACATCTTACACTCCTTATCAGGCAGAGATATCACAAGGTAGATTAGAAGCACTATTTAATTATCAAACATTAATCACAGAACTTACTGGATTACCAGTTGCAAATGCATCATTGTTAGATGAAGGAACTGCAGCTGCAGAGGCAATGTTACTTGCACATAGTCAAAGTAAGAAAAAAGATTTTATAGTTGATGATAAATTATTTCCGCAAACATTAGAAGTATTACAGACAAGAGCAAAACCACTAGGTATTAATATTATCAAGATGGATTTTGATAAATCTATACCAATCGCTTTCTTTACTGATGCTTTTGGAGTTATTGTGCAATTACCAAATAGTCACGGTAATTTAAGACATCGAAATGGATTATTAAGATTAGCAGAAGTTTGTAAATGTATGAAGATTGCAATTGTTGATCCAATGGCACAGGTATTAATGCAACCTGTAGGTGAGTGGGGATTTGATATTGCAGTTGGTAGTATGCAAAGATTTGGTGTGCCAATGGGATTTGGCGGACCACATGCATCATTCTTCGCTACAACAGACAAATATAAAAGAAAAATACCTGGTAGGATAGTAGGACAGTCTGTAGATGCTCAAGGTAATAAAGCACTACGATTAGCACTACAGACTAGAGAACAGCATATAAGACGAGATAAGGCAACATCTAACATTTGTACAGCACAAGCTTTACTTGCAAATATGGCAGGATTTTATGCTGCATATCACGGAGCAGAAGGTCTTAAAAATATTGCAACTCGAATATTAATTTATAGAGAAGTTTTATTAACAGGATTATCTTGGTTAGGTATTGAAGTTGATAAAACAGAAGGATTTGATACAGTGAGATTTAAAAGTTTTCTTGCAGTTGAAGGATATAATGTTCGTTATGAAGATGACCACACTATCATTACTTTAGATGAACTTACGACTCTTGATGAAATCAAAGAATTATTAAATTCACAACAGGATCTAGTTAACAAATACGATACTATTGATCATATTGTTGAAGCAGTTGGGAGATACAAATGGAAGTATGTTCCAGAAAGAACTAAACCTTGGTTAAGACAAGATGTATTTAATAAGTATCAAAGTGAAACCAATATGATGAGATATATTCATGAATTAGTATCTAAAGATTTCTCATTGGTAAATGGTATGATGCCACTTGGAAGTTGCACAATGAAATTAAATGCAGCATCAGAATTAATGCCAGTAAGTTGGAATGAGTTTGCGAATATGCATCCATTTGTACCCAACCATCAAACACTTGGTTATCAAAGAATTATGTTTGATTTACAAGAATGGTTATGTGACATCACTGGATTTGCTGAAGTATCATTACAACCAAATGCAGGTTCTCAAGGAGAGTATGCAGGTCTACTTGCAATACAAGAATATCACAGAAGTAATGGTGATACAAAAAGAAATGTATGTTTGATACCTACAAGTGCACACGGAACGAATCCTGCATCAGCAGTGATGGCAGGTATGAAGATTGTTCCTGTTAAATGTGATGATGAAGGTAATATAGATTTGAAAGATTTAGAAAAACAAGCAATTATGAATACCTTTGAGTTGTCTTGTATTATGATTACATACCCATCAACTCACGGTGTATTTGAACCAACTATCAAAGACATCTGTAAAATAGTTCACGAAAATGGTGGTCAAGTATATCTTGATGGTGCAAATCTAAATGCACAGGTAGGTCTAGCAAAACCATGTGACTATGGTGCAGATGTATGTCATCTAAACTTACATAAAACATTCTGTATTCCACATGGAGGTGGAGGTCCTGGCGTAGGTCCTATTGGTGTAGCAAAACATCTCACACCATTTGTAAATCAAAGAGTATCAGCAGCAGTCCAAGGCAGTGCATCTATCTTACCTATCAGTTGGATGTATATAAGAATGATGGGTGCTGATGGACTCAAGCAAGCAACAGAAGTTGCACTACTAAATGCTAACTGGTTAGCACATAAGATAGAAGACTCATTCAAAGTTCTATACAAAGGAGAGAATGGTAGGATAGCACATGAGTGTATCTTTGACTGTCGGAACTTACCAGTAACAGCAGAAGATATAGCAAAGAGACTTATGGACTATGGATTCCATGCACCTACACTATCGTGGCCTGTGTTAGGAACTATGATGGTAGAACCTACAGAGTCTGAGTCACTCGATGAGTTGCAAAGATTTGTAGATGCTATGGATAAAATAAAAAGAGAGATACATACTATCCCAGAGATAGTAAAGAACGCACCGCATACACAGTCAGAGATATGTGGTGAGTGGGTGCATGCATACACACGTGAGGAGGCAGTGTTCCCTAACAGTCCTAAGCACAAATTCTGGCCTGCTGTTGCTAGAATAGATAATGTGTATGGAGATAGAAATCTTGTATGTTCATGTTCGGTGATTATAGATGGCGACCTTAATTAGTAACATGCCCGCAGAAGAAGTGTGGGTGAGAAAAGAATATCTAACTGATTTTCAATCAGGTCATGGTGAATTTACACCTGGCGTATGGGTATCTTGTAAATCAATGCCAGGTAGAGCATTTTATTTTGAGACATACCTACCAGAGTATGCAGCAATATATGATAAGTTACCAATCAGTGCATTTGTAAGCGAACCTAAGACACCAGATCCTGATATGTCGTTAGAAAATTTACAGTTCTGGAACTGTATGGACTATGGTGTCACAACTATATGCAAACAGTTCATAGGTTCTATGGATTACGAACTGTATACCAGAGACTATGGATCACAGTTAGGTAAGTATGTCATTACGTTAGACAACTATCATGACGAACCTGATACACCAGACTATAGCACAGCAGAGACACCATCAGAACACAAGAGTCATAACCTGATAGCATTGAACAATGGTCAGTTTGCATTGTATCCTAATAATAGAATGAGAATATATGATAACTCATTGACTCCTAAGAATCCTAAGATGCCTGATTTCAAAGTATCAACTAGAATATTCAGTGTAGAACGTGGTCACATGGAGAGGTATGGTGACACAGATGACTACCATTACGGTATCCAAGACAAAAATGTAACGCAGAATACATAATAATTTGCTAAATATGTATGGGTATGCTAACATACCTTTACGTTCATCCATAAATGATAGAAGCAGTACTACTGGCATCTCTCCTTGCTGAACACAACGCTTCCCACTGGGAAATGACCTGTTCAGAATGGAATCAAAATAGGATCGAGATACTTAGCGATAAGAATCTTAGGTCTGATGCACAAGAGTATCTTATAGATTATTTTCTGACCAAAGTGTCAGGAGATTGCGACGCTTATATCATCGGACGCAAGTAAGCCGACTCGGAACGGGTTCGTTCATCCTTATGTACCACATTCTTCTTAGTCTAATAGCAATCGGAGCACCACTTGATTGTGAGCATGCTTCTGAACTTATTGACTCTGCACGTAATAATCCTGATAAATCTGAGCAATTAGAAATAACGAGGGTTGTTATTGCACACACAGATCCGATGTGTTTTAAGGACGCAAAAGCCGACTGAAGGAACGGATTAATAGTCCAATTACTTTAGGAGAAACCAAATGGCAAAAGTCACCTATAGAGGAATTCAGTACGATACTGAAACTCGTCAAAAGGAAACTAAGCAGTCTCAGAAACAACTTGTTTACAGAGGCGTTGCTGTACAAGGAGCTAAGTAAGATGATTGTAGTCACAGAAATCTTGCTTGCAAGCGTAGTTTTCTTGGCAATCATCTACGCAGAAGCACAATTGTTATACAATTATAAATAATTGTTACAGTAGGTAAAGACAAATGATAAACATCAATTTTAATTGGGAACCACCCGAAATTCCAGATTTTGATCCAGAAATTCATGACCCAGAGAGGGTGTTTGCCTTTCTGTGTTATCGTGGTGTACACTATGCAAAATGGGTTTATCTAAATATATTTCCCAATGACGAATGGGAATTAAAAAATCCAAGAGAGGAGGGTTAACTCCTCTCTTTTTTTACTATATTCTAAACTATGAAATATATTTTTGACGTTGATGGGACTTTGACACCAAGCAGACAAGTAATTGACTCAGCATTTGAAGCATTCATGATTAAGTTTTGCTGCAGTCATGATGTGTATCTGGTGACTGGTAGTGACAGACAAAAGACAGTGGATCAATTAGGATTAGATATTTGTTATCGAGCAAAGAGAGTTTATAATTGTTCGGGTGCAGATGTATGGGAGAAGGGAGAAAACATATATCGTTCATCATGGAGATTACCAAAGAATGTTAGATCATTTCTACAGGATGAATTAGATCACAGTCAGTTTCCTGTTCGTTGTGGATTACACATTGAAGAAAGGCCAGGCGGAATCAACTTTAGTATTCTAGGTCGTGGTGGTGGTGTCAATCTCGTTGAGAGAGAAGAATATATGAAGTGGGATATTAATACAAATGAGAGAAGAGATATTGCTGCAAGATTAAAAGATAGATTTCCAGAACTCAATGTTCAGATCGGTGGTCAGACTGGTCTTGATATTTCTGATGGTGATAAGAGTCAGATACTTCGTGACTTTGAACCTCAAGATACACTCCATTTTTACGGAGATAAATTAAAGGAGGGAGAGAATGATTATCCTCTCGGTCAGGCTATCACAGAAAAGAACTGGGGTATAGTTCATGAGGTGACTGACTTTCATGATACTTGGAATCTTTTAAAATGAAGACACAATCAGCGAAAGCAAAAGGTAGAAAACTACAACAGTGGGTTCGTACTCAATTAATTGAACAACTCGATGTGCATCCAGAGGATATCGAATCAAGAAGTATGGGTGCTGGTGGTGAAGATTTGATTATGGCTCGTGCTGCAAGACAGAAGTTTCCCTTTAGTATTGAATGTAAAAACGTGGAGAAGTTAAATGTATGGGAAGCATATGAACAGGCGAAGGCAAACTGTAATGATTATGAACCTCTTGTGGTCATGAAAAAGAATCAAAAGAAACCTTTAGTTGTGATTGATGCTGATTACTTTATATCACTGGTCAAGAGGCTCGATAAATAAATACTAAGAAAGACTTTGTGAGAAGAAATGGGTGTACAAATTCAAGGTGATACTGGTAATGTCATCGCTACTAAAGGAACTTATAGTGGTAACGTCACGATTGGTGGAACTCTAACATACGAAGATGTAACAAATATAGACTCAGTTGGTTTAATTACTGCGAGAAATGGCATAGAGATTGGTGCAAGGCCAGGTGTTGCAGCGAGTATAAGTGTAGATGGAAATATGATTATATCTGGTGTTTCAAC